GTGCATTTCCATGCTATGGCTTTAATCACGTGCATGAATAAACATGCACACAATCAACACATTACGAACCACCACGAAAAGCGGGGCTTCATGGAACATGAAGACGAGGTAGTCGTGGTGCTCGAAAGCCTGGCACTCCATGCGCGGGATGATTTCCATCTCCTCGGCAGGGTCTTCGGCGTCGAACAGTTTGCGGATCTCATCTTCGGCAAAGCCGGTGAGTTCGAGATCAAAGGAGGGATCGCTTTCCTGGATGGATTTGAGCAGCCGCTTCAAATCGCCTTCATCGAGTTCCGCCAGTTCTGCGAGGCGGTTGTCGGCGAGCAGATCGGCGAGTTCTTCGGCTTCGCTGGCATAGTCCTGCTCATCCACCGGCACGGATTCACAGCCGATCAGTAGTGCGGCCTCCAGCCGGCCATGACCGCGCACGATCATGCCGCTGCGTTTGGAGAGGGTGATCGAGTTCCGCCAGCCCTGCTCCTGAATGATGGAGGCCAGCAAGGCGATCTGATGCGCGCTGTGCCGGTTTGGGTTCGCTGGATTGGGCTTCAGCGTATTGGGATCAATCAGCCGCGTGTGGGCGCAGTAAATGGGAATACTCACGCACCGCGAGAAGTGTCAACGGCGTTGACGTCAGATGCGGGCTATGCGTGACTTGCGTATGGCTGCCATGAAACTTCCCAAAGGGGTGACTCCCCGTAAATTTGCCCGCACTCTTCAGGCGTGGCGCGAGAAAAAGGCGTTCAGCCAGCGTGATGCGGCGGAGTTTCTGGGCATCAGCAAGCGCACGCTGGAGAACTGGGAACAGGAACGGGCCACACCGCGTGGCTATGCCGTGGTGGCGCTGATGAAACTGCTTCCTGGCAAAGGTGGTAAGTGAATGAGCCTTGGAATAATCGTCACCTATGGCAAAGATTCCACATGCTAAAGCGCTCAACCAGAACAACACGCCAAACCGCAAAGCCGAAGCAGGGCACCGAATGCTTGGTTTTTTTATCTGAGGCACGGGCTTACATCACTTCACTTCGATTTGACCCCGATGCCAAGAGAAGCACATGCTTCATGCCGTTCTGCGGCCTTTACTGGCAGGACGAAAATTTTGAGGATGTGTTCAGGCTTCCCTTGCAGGCTAAACGACAGATCGTGATGATTTTCGCTATTCGCAGCCAGCTCTTTGCTGGTCGCAGATTGATGCGTGAGGATCGCCAGCTTTGGAACGCGTTCATGCGTGAATTTCCGCACTGTCCCATAGCCCTTCGTTCAAAACGGACATCCGAGATGAAGGAGTTGATGCAAGGAGCCTGGCAGGTTCATGATGATGTATTTTCCGGTTGGGACACAGAAGTGGAAGCACAAGACGACGGCACGCAGGTAGTCCGTCGTGTTCGTCATCCCAAACCTCCTTCGTCCGGCCCAGCAGGTTAATTTGACTCCGCAGCCAGCGGAGTCATGGAAACATCACTCCCTCCCGATCTCGCTCGTAAGTTGCTCAATAAAGATCTCGCCAACTTGGTGCAACGTGTGCATCACGGTGGCAAACTGACTCGCGCTGAGCGTTCGATGCTGCAAAATCTCGCCAGCAGTTCTGCGGGCGGGGATAAAGTGGGGCCTGCGTTTGCGAGGAACTTCGTGGATCTTGCCGACATTCTCGGTGTCACACGCCAATCGATCACGACATGGAAGAAGCGGAAGGACTCCCCTTCCCCATCAGCCAATGGTCTGCACGATGTGGCCGCATGGCGCGAATTCATGAAGCAGCATGATCTCAAGGGAGGCTCTCCAACAACCGATCTCGAAACCGCCCTGCGCGCCCGCAAACTACTGGCCGAGGTGGAAGAGCGCGAACTCAAGGTGACCGTGCGCAAAGGCCTCTATGTCGCGATGGAAGACGTGCGTCAGGAGTGGACGCGTGTGGCGGGACGCGTCACGAACCTGTTGCGCAACAAGTTTGAAAACGAATTGCCACCAATCTGCTCAGGCCTCGACGCAACTGGCATTCAGGAGGAGAACCGCAAGGCCATCGACGAGGTGCTCACACTCCTAAGCCAAGGTCATGGATGAAATACTGGCAGAGATCGGACGCCGGATTTGGCGGCCGCCCGACCGCCGACCCCCATGGGCCTGGGCGGAGGAGCATATTCATTCGATCCCCTACTCACCGGTGCCGGGAAGGTTTCGTGCGGACAACTCGCCATGGATCAAGGAGCCCCTCGAGGCACTGGTCGATCCACGCGTTCGAATCGTCTCCATCATCGCCTCGATCCAGTCCTCAAAAACTACGGTGGGCGAAATTGGCCTATGCTACATCATCGCCAATTTACCCGGTCCCACGCTCTGGCTCGATCAAACCGACGATGACGCACGCGATCAGGCAGAGAGTAGGCTGGGTCCCATCTTCGACGAATGCCCGGCGGTGACCGCCCTCTATCCGCGCGACCGGCACAAGATCAAAACAGCCACTAAACACTTCAGCTCCGGCATGACGCTGTGGGTTCTCGGGGGAAACAATAAGACCAATCTTCAGCGCCGCTCCATCCGCTGGCTCATTTTTGATGAATGCTGGAGGGCCGCGCCGGGGCACATGGCCGAGGCCGAAGCGCGTGTCACCGCCTTCGGTTGGTTAGGTAAGTGCCTTTTCATGTCCCAAGGCGGTGAGGAGAACGATGACACACACCGCAAGTTTGAAACCACCGACATGCGCGAGTGGACGTTTGAATGTCCACACTGCCATCTGCGCCAGCCATTCAAATGGGAGAACGTGGAATGGAGCAAGGACGCACGCGATGAAGTCGGAGAATGGAATTTTGCCCGCGTGCGCGAAACCGTCTCGCTGACTTGTGAAGGCTGCGGTCATGCGTTCGATGACAGCGACCGTACGCGACGTGTGCTCAGCGCCACGGGCCGTTATGTGCGCACCAATCTGAACGCGTCGTCAGAGAACGTCGGGTTCCATTGGAACGCCCTCTGCGCGATGAGCTGGGGCAGGCTTGCTGAGTTGTATCTGCGTGCCAAGGCGGCTGCGAAGCAGGGCGATCTTGAACCACTGCGGCAGTTTTATCAGAAGCGACTGGCGCTGCCATGGCGTGACTATCTGGAGGATTTTAAATTGGAGATCACGCCCAGCGGCTATCGCCTCGGTGAAACATGGGACGATGAAGCCGCCGTGAGCAAGCATGGCAAGTTACTCACGCCGCCCTTCGATGCCGACCAGGTCGCCTCTCCGCTTCGCTTCATGACAGTGGACTGCCAGATGGATCACTTCTTTGTGATCGTGCGCGGCTGGTCCCTCGATGGTTCTTCGCGCCTGGTGTGGCGCGAACGTGTTCCCACCTGGGATGAAGTGCTCAGTCTGCAGGAGCGGTTCACCATCCATGCCAACCTCGTGTTCGTCGATGCCGGTCACGCGACGTATGACGTGTATCGCGAGTGCGCCAAGCATGGCTGGGTGGCGTTGATGGGCGACCGCCGTGCCACCTATGTTCACCGCACCAAGGATGGTCGCAGTGTGCATCGGTTCTACTCGCCGCGTCGCAAGGTGGTGCTGGGTCGCACGCAATCATGCTCGGTGTTCTACTGGTCCAATCTGAACATCAAGGACATGCTCGCCCGGTTGCGCCGCAATCAGGACCCGGAACGTGGTGCCACTTGGGAAATCGCTGAGGATTCTGGAGACGATTACCTCACGCAGATGGAGAGCGAGCAGCGCGTGCGCAAAAGCGGCAAGTGGCTGTGGGAACGCATTGGCAAACGCGCCAATCATTACTGGGATTGTGAGGCCATGCAGGTGGCTGCCGCCGTGATGCTCAAGCTCGTAGGGCAGGAGTCCGTCAAAACTGGAACCGAGCCTGACGAGGAGACTGAACCGGTCGCAGATTGACACGGCCACATGGGGCATGAACCCCACTCAAATTCTTCAAGGCAAGCTCACTTACGCGGGCATCGTCATCACCGCCATCGGTGCTCTTGGCCGTCTCTTCGGCCTGCATCTTCCTACCGAGGAAGCTCAGGGCATGGTGGCTCTCACGGCTGCCAACTGGGACACCATCGCCGAGTTCGGTGGTCTGGCCACCGCCGCCTATGGCCGTCTCCGCATCAACAGGAGGAAGCCATGACCAGCGACCAACTGGCTCAAGGCATCATTCGGCAGGCGAGCCGGTTCATTGGCCTGCGCGAGGTCAAACCCAACGCAGACTGGGACAATCCAAACACGCCCGGCAATGATCGTGCTCTGGTCGATGAACTGCGTTCACTGATGCGCCAATCGCCATGGGAACCCGGCTGGGCCTATTGCGCGGCGTTCGCTGAAGGCATGGTGCTCGCCGCCTTGCGTTCGCTTGCGGCCACGCCTGATCAAATCAAACGCTGGCAGGCAACGATGACGCCACACTGCGTCACCAGTGCAGCCAACTTTCGCAATCTGAGTCTTCTCTCCGAGAGTGCCGTGCCAGGTTCCATCTGGCTCGCGCGTCATGGCAACACCAGCAATGGTCATGCCGGCATTGTCACTGCTGTTCGTGGGGTGAGCATGTCCACTATCGAGGGCAACACCTCACTCGATCCAAGTTCAGATGCTAGAGAACGCGAGGGCGACTGGATCACCAATCGCATCCGATTCCTCAAAGGCAGCGGCACGCTCAACACGCTCGGATTCATCACGCCAGCCTCCATCGTCAAGCTCATCGGTGCATGACCCAGCCACGTTATGATTCCACCATCAGCCTCGGGCATGTCGTGCAGATCCTGTCGCTCGTCATTGCTGGTGCCACAGCCTGGGGCGTTCACACCAGCACGCTGCGCCACCTGGAACTGTTGCGCAACGAGGACCGCCAGCGCATCGAATCTCACGAGGTCAAAATTAACATGCTGGAGCGTGTCACTGATGTGGTCAAAACGGACGTGAACTACATCCGCCTCGCCGTTGATGAGATCAAACACGACGTGAAGGACGCGCAGCGTTGACAGCTCACGCCCGAGCATGGCGCAAGGTTTGTTCACTGTCGGGTTCACCGTCGCAGAAGTTCTCAGCATTCAGGCGAAAGCCAAAGAGATGCTCATGGAAGGCAAGACCCTCATGAGCTGGGGCGACAGCGGCTCCAACGCCACCAAGCAGTTTCCCATGACCGTGAAGGAGACACTGGAGGAATGCAGCCATGCGCTGCGAGTGCTCGCCCCAGCCACCTATGGACGTCGCCGCCGGATCACCACTTCATTCATTCATCATCTGCACCCATGAACGGTCTTCAACAATGGGCGACCCAATGGCTGCCACCAGCCCTGCTTCCAAAAGCCTGGTCTTC